ATTTATATACAATAAAGCTATGATCATTAGAAATCATTTCTCTATCGTACATTGCTTTACAATATTCACCATATAATTTCATTACTTTTTGCCTCCACTCTGAGCTTTACTAGCAGCTATCTGTGCCTGAGCAGCTTTTTCTGCAGCTCTTTCAGCACTAGCCATTTGTTCATACTGCATACCCATAGATGCTCTTAATTCCTTTTCAGCAGAAGCTTGTCCAATATCAAAAGTTTTTACTTCACCTAAAGCAGATGTGTAAGCTCCTGTTGCAGCTCTTTCTTGTTGAAGAGCAGCTTGCATGCCTTGTAAACCTTGCATCTTGGATTGTTCATTTTGCAGAAATATATCTCTTTCAATGTTAGCTCTACCCATCATTCCTTGTGCCATTAAACTTCTTTGCTGTGCTGCAGCCGACGCTCCTCTAGCTCCGCCTAAAGCACCTCCCATTCTAAGTCCTGCCATCTGTTCTGCTTGAGACATCTGCCTAGCCATCTTAGTACGCATTGCTTCACGTGCTGCTGGACTCATACCTTCTTCAGCCATACGCTCAAATCTAGATGTCATACCTCTTTGACGAGATATGTCACCTTTTTTCATACTAAGTCCTTCTTGTACCTCTTTATCAGTACCTAGTCTATCTAGACCTTCGGGACCTAATATTTCATCTGCTTTTCTTACGCCTTTAGCGTAATTGTCACTATAGTCAATTTCTTTTTGTTTTTTTGCCATATTTACCTCATAAATACTACTGTTAAGGTCACTGTATTAGGACCATGATTTTTTAAATATACGTTTTGCGTATTCCAATCTACTTCTCTAGCAAAACTACCACTAGAATTAGTAGATCTTTCTTTACCTTTTGTAACTAAACCATGTCCTTCTTGCGACACAATTATATACTTAGAAGGTACGAAAGTCAACTCATTTCTTATAGTTACAGTTTTGCCTGACCTAATTTCAATATCTTCTACAATAAAAGATTCCATGTTATCTTCAAAAGTTAGCTTGCCTAATCCAGTAGTCAACTTGCTAATGAAGTCTTTTATATCTTTAGCTGTGGATAAATTAAATTTCATTACTCTTTAATCTCCATTCCATAAGGAGCTGCTATTTCAAACTCATAATTAGTTACTAATATATTTTCATTTAAAGTATTGTTAGCGAAATTTAACTTTAAAGATTGAGTTTTTCCTGGTACTAATTTACTTTTTAAAAAAGGTCTTGACGTACTTGCCCATCCAAACTCTCCCCATGCAGGAGTTCCCCACCCTTCTGTGGCAGATGTATTAAAGTCAAAAGTTATTTCTCCTAGATTAGCATTTATATAATTTTTTTGTACACCTGCTAATAAAGTAAACCCTGGACTCTCAAAAGTTCTATCAGTATCAAACGCATACATCTTTAATCTTAAAAACTTTTTAGGTACAGTAGGCTCTCCTAAAGATTCCCAATTAGTTTCATACTTAAAATCTATTGGATCAATGTGATCTGAAAAATCATATTTTGTATCTGTAATAGACATAGTATTAAAATCTGTACCATAGCTAGATCTAGTTAAGAAACTTAAATTATTTTTATATACTACACCTGCTCCAGACATATCTATATTGTCCCATTTTAACCAAGCATCTCTATAGTAATCATATACAATAATTAAAGATCCTTCTACAGTATATCTTTGCGTAGAAGTCACACTTTCCTTAGGTATTTGCATAATTACAAGATCTTTACTAGTCCAGTTTACTGTAATAGCTCTTTTTTTGTTTACTTCTTTATCTAAAAATAAAGTGTTTATTAGAGAAGAAGCTTCTTTAACAGCATTAGATGAATCAATACTAAAAATTCCTTGTTCTGACAAAAAGAATAAAGTATTTTTAATTTCTTGTATGGAATGAAAACTAAGACAACCAATACCTCCTTCTCTAGTAAGTAGTTCTGATACAGGTTGTTCTAATAAATTTATCTGTCCACCCATTACTGACACACTATTAGAGTGAAATACATATAGTAAATCTCTAAGAGGTGCTATAGCTGTAATTTTATCTCCAAAAGGAGAATCAATAATAAGACCATTCTCATCGTCTGGAAAATACTCAGAACCTATTTCTCCTGTACTAGTATTTTTAGGTAACGAATATCTAATATTATTTACATTAGTTGGATCTCCAGCCGTTACTAAACAGTTTTTAAATACTGATAAATATTTTCCCTTAGGAGGAGGATCGTGTCTCTTAATAGGTTCATCATATGCTAAAAAATTATTAAGGTCATCGTCTTTTGTTTTATCTTCAAAACTAGTAGCATTAGTAGTAAAAGGTTTATCAGCTATTAGGTAGTATTGTCCCACTACTTCTAAATCAGGACTAACTGGATTATATTGTTTAGACCTATATATTTTTACTCTTAATCTTTGTTCTAATTGTGCTTTTTGTACATCTGTACTACTATTACTATCTGGTAAAGAACTAAATGAAGGATGTTTATGTTTTGTGATCACATTATTACTTACTACGTCATCATTAAAAATTCCTGTAATATCTCTACCAGGAAAAGATAAGTTACTCCAATCTATAGTAACTTTACTATTTGGATTTACAACTACGGGATGAGAAGCTGACGGCTGGCTACTAATAACATTTCCTTTATAATCTGTATATTCATATACTACTTTATACTCAAAAGTTCTGTAATCTACTAAAGGAGTTATTTCTACTACAATAAGATCAACATTTACCCCACCTGCTGTAAATCTTACTACATCGTCTACTGCAAAGCCTTGCCCTCCATTCTCTATATCTATATTAGTTATATAATTATTAGAATCTGTATCAACTATAATTGAAGCTCCTGTTCCTGCAGAAGCTCCTTGAGGCACCAGTGAAAAAGACTGTCCAGTATATTGTTGATTCAAAGCAGGGTTATTATCTAAACTAACTGATAATATACTTTTAGCTTTGTTTTCATGTATAGAATTTGCTGATGATTGTGACCCAGTTTGAGTAAATGTAAAATTACTTAAACTAGCATTGGGAAGACCTGCTTTATATACATACTCTCCATCGTATTTTAACACATCATCATATCCATTAGATATGTACATAACATTATTTACTTGAGCAAAACTAGCATTTTCAAATGAGTCAGATAGTATTACATTTTCATTTTCTATTTGCCAACTTAAATGATTAGCCGCACTGTTTACTATGGCAGAATCCCCATGCGTAATCTCTTGCCATTTTTTTATAAATAAATCTAGTCCTCCTACAGAGCTAGGTTGTACAATAGTATTTACAGTAAGATCCATTAAAGCTGCAGGTAATGAATTAGCAGCAGAATCTACCGTAACAGTAATATCGTTGTATTCATTTATTTTTATTTCTACGCCTTGACCTTGAGTAGTTAAATTATTTAGAGTAAATGAATTACCTGTTAAAACAATGTCGTAAGAAGATATTTCATCTTGGGCATCATAATTTATACTTACTGATTTAATAGTTAAAAGACTAGTGTGTTCATTATCTATTTTAACTTGTTCATTTACTTTTAATAATATAGGATTATTTACATAACTTTCTGGTATATTTATGCTATAATCATATACGTTAGGATTGCTAGATACTTGAGTAATAGTGCCTACATAAGTATCATTAGGTATTTTTGCAGTAGTAAATTCTAAAGCGTCTAAATCTTGTTTTAACTGAGATATAGTATAATCACTTCCTAAGCCTGTACCTAATCCTTGATCATATAAAAGAGTATCCTGGGAACTTACTTGAAATTTAAACTCAATTCCATCAGTAATTAAAGATACGTAAACATCTGAATTACCTGCATAAGCTATATTAAATGAATAATCTAATAGTTTATGTACTTTATTATTGACAGCTAGTATTTCTTCTGAAACATTTCCATTTAAAGAATCTACAGAAGTTAGTGTGGAGGCACCATAGTAATTATTAGTATCTCTAAGGTTTGTTTTAAATCCTTTTCTTTTATTTATAGCACCTGTTTTACGATAGGCAGCGTTTAACATGTCAGTAGCATATTCTTTAGTACGTGCTAAATCAGAAGATCTTCTATCAAGTCCCTTAAAGTTTTCTGAATTACGTATAATTTTATGATCTACAGGCATTAAATACTCCAGTCATTATCAGTTTGTATATTTGGTATTAGTTGTACATCGTCTGTTATAAGAGCGTATGATTTAACAATTTCTTGCGACATAAGTTGTAGTTCTTGTAAAGCTTCTGTACTGTCTACACTGGAATCTCTTTTTAATATTTTCCATGCGCAGTAAGCTATTAAATATCTTTCTACTTCTATACCTAGCTCACTATGAGTAGTAGTATCTTTACCTCCTACTATGTATGCTCCTACTGGTATAGTAGCACTTTCTCCTGTAGCTAATGTATGTGCTTTACAAGTTATTTGAGAAGAAGTTGTATTTGTTATATCTAAATCTATTTCTATATTTTTTACTAAGCTTTTACCCTCTTTATCTACAATACATATAAAATCATGTAATCTTAGATCTTCTATATTAGTATCAAAAGAAGTATTATTTAATTGTAATACAAAATTATTTTGAGAATCTACAGTAACTTGTGTACTAACTTGGGCTTTTCTCTTATCTAATTCACGTAATCTTTTTACATAGTTTATACGTAAATTTCCTCCTGAAGTTGGCTGAGGAGTTAATAGTATTTGTCCTGCTATTCTAATATATTGACCAGGATCAGCATCTACTCCTGACGATCTACTCTTCATAGTAGTTTGTCTAAGAGTATAGTAGTCTTCATCATTTCCTGAAGCACTATATTCTACATTATGTACCTTGTTTCCTAAAAAACAATCACTTGGTAAATCATACCTTTCTGTTCCTGATGTAGTTTGTATGATAGCTTCATCCATAAATACACGAGGATGTTGATGAACAATCTGAGCTTGTAGGTTGTATTGAGCATCATTTAAGTATTGGATAAATTCTTCATCTTTAATACCTATAAAATCTGATACTTCCTCATTCTCAGTTTGTTTTCGTATTTGTTCTATTAATCGAGTTACTGATCTCATGTATATTCCTTATAAGTTTACACTTCGTTTTCTTTGCGCTCCCCCTAATGAACCTCTAATAGACTGAGCCATTTGCCCATAAATATCAGATTTCTTTTGCTCTCCCTCAGCTCTTTCACTCATGGCTCTAGCTTCACCCATTTTACGCTGTCTCTTCTTCTCAGCTCTAGACTTAGCTACACCTAAAATCGCAGCTCCAGCCATAACGTATGGATTAAAACCTGATTGCATACCTGCTGCTAAAAGATCTCCTGTACCTTCACCTAAAGTCTTATCTGCAATACCTTTAGTAAGAGCAGCTCCAATACCTTTTCCAGCCGCTTTAAGATTATCAGTGCCAAACATGCCTCCACCAGTACCACCTACAAAATTATCCATTTCGGTATCAGCTAGGTCTGATGATTTTTTTACTTTTCCTGTGTATTCTGGATCTAATACGCCCATATCTTACTTCTCCTTATTTTAAGAGTCATCGCCTGGGAAGGGATTAAACACTCTATATATTCTATATTTCATACTTCCGCTAGTTCCTTGAGTACCACTTGCTCTAGAACTTCCAAATCTTAAATATACTTTTCCGCCAAAAGGAAAATATTGAGCCCCATAACTTGTACCCTCAAATTGCCCAAGACCAGAAGTGCT